TGCTTACCGATAAAGGAGGATTTGGAGCAAAAGGATACGATGGTAAAAACAAAAGTCCTGAAGCAGTAGAAAAAATGTTCCTTGCAAGACCAGGCGCACAGAAAAATCCAGAAGGATTTAAAGCACTGGCGGCTAATATGAAAAAGGCTTACTCTGTAATGGAGAAAGCAACACCAGAGAATTTTAGAGGATACTTCAAAGGAGATATGCTCTATTTTAATACACCAAACTTAGAACAAGATATGTATATGTTCAAGCCACAAATTGTACAGTATATGGTTAAGGCTGACAGTAAGATTGGCAAGAGGATAGGACAAAGTTCAGTTGGTGTAGTAATACACAGAGTGGTTGACGAAAACGGTACAGAATCGCCATTGAAACAGTTTGATATGTTCCAAGGCAACGACCTATTTGTTATTCCACCTGTAACAGTTTCAGACACCCCAAAGGTAGATGAAAGTTCGGTAAAGAAGTTGGAGGCTCTTATTAATAAAAATGCAAGTTCTATTGACAGTTTCCTTGACAAAAGCAAATTGCAACAAATGAAAGTCTCTAACTTCGCCGACATCCTTTATGCTTATACAAACAGTAAAGTTGATACAGGATTAGATAACTTAGGACGTGATTTCCTTAAATGGTTGTCTAACTCTAAAGAGAGTAGAAACAAACAAGAAAAGATTACACAATACGTTAAAGAAAACATTAATACATTCAGTGCTATTTGGGACGTAGTAAATGGCATAATGAAAGTTAAAGATAATATTATTGGACAACTTGATTCACAGGATAGTGATGTAGTTGCAACCATTAATGGACAACCTGGGGGAGAAGGATATGTGCTGTCTGATCCTACAGGAGATATGAAACTTGTTAATCGCAGAGGATTTACTGCGGCTAACAGAGCACAAATGAGATAGGAGCAAACTATGAAACTTAAAGAAATGTTAGACGATGTTAAGATGCACGAAATCGATGATGACTTTCGTGACTTAGGCATTGGCGGACCAGACTCAGCAGATGACGACAACGCTGGTCTTGATCCAGATTTTAAACAAACACCAATGATTATGCAAGTAGGTAAAGTACTTGATAGTCGTGGTAATCCAAACCCAATTAAATCAGTTACAACTGATGATGGTAAAGAACATCCTATTACACCGCAACAAGCAAGTGTACTTAAAATGTTACTAACCACAGATAAAGTTAAGCCTGCTGTAAAGCGTCAGTTTACAAAAGATGTGCAGAATGCAGAAACTCTTGAAATGTTATTAAAAGCAAAAGATCAAAACGATATGATCAAAGCATTTTTAACAAAGTACAATCCAGAGAGTACAGAGAAGAGTAATTACGCATAATGGAATTTTTGGCGGAACTACATGAAGCGAGAATGACTCGCGATAGCAACAATCAAAAGGTTCTTACCTACACAGATTGTTGTGAGCGATTATATTTGACTTTGCTTTCCTTAGAACTGCTTAGACGATATCCACAGTTTGCTCCGTTCGCACATGGGTATGCCAGAAAGACCACTGACAGAGATAGTTACAAACATTTTAGAATGTATGCAACTGACCTGTATAACTTTGCACACTTTGTCACAGGCGATGACGAAACACTTAAAAAATTAAAAGATCCAAAAGCGGCTATAACTGTTCGTAGAAGAACAACATTACCTGTTATGGCATTCAATAGATACTTGATGGCATTAGCATCAGGTCGTGCTTCGTCAATGACTGACCAAGCAACATTTGTAAGTATTGAAAATGCACTTCATATTTCTAACACAGACTATAAAGATGTTAGACGTAATATTTTCAACTTAGAAAGATTAGCAACAGCAGACAAGAAAAAAATTGTAACACGTTTACTGTTTGCTGTTAGAGCAAAACTTCGTTCAAGTGATATAATTCAATATGTAGAAGAACTTGCTTCAGTAAGAGATCTTGAAACTGCTAAGATTAGCGATCCAGAACCAACAGTAAGTGTTCCTGATATCAGTGTACAAGGTAGAGACCTTGCACTGTATAGATATCTTGTAGGCACAGACAATCTTATGCTTACAAAGAAATTCATTGAACTTGCTAAACAAGGCAAACCAGTTGCACCACAGTTTGTACAGGCATACTTGCCAGCAATTAAGATGATAGATAATATAGTAAAAGGCGGTCCTGCCTTTGTTAGTATGCTCAGAACACTCGAAAAACGTGCAAAAACACAGCATAAGAAGTAATATTTCCAAAATCGACTAAATAAATGTAACAGTAGAGCGTAGAGTAACGCTTTATTGCCATTAGAGAGAGAACACATTCTCAGAGAAAAACATATAGGAGAAATAAAATGGCAGGTATCACAAAAGTAAACGGTTTCGCTGATATTACAGTTGGTGGAATTAAATCTCATGCACAAATGAAAGCATTCTTAATTACAGTTAAGGATGACTCAAACACTGCAATCGATTTAAGAGCAGACGACGGTACAGTCGGCGGTAACTTAAACAAATTAATCAATGACTTAAACCCATTGATGTACACAGCAACTGACAGTGCGGCTGGCACAGTATCAGTGATCATGGATGGTCACGCTAATACTGCGGCATCTCTACAAGAAAGAGTTAGAAAAGTATTCGAAGCGACAGCAGGCGCGAATGACTCTACAGTAGCAGACGGTGCGACAATCACAGTTGCATAATCATAATAAAGTGTAACTTAAAAGGGCGTCACTTTGTTGGCGCCCTTTTTTTATGACCGATAAGTATTACTATGAAGATTATAGTCAAAACATTATTGGACATTACTGAAACCAAAAAACACAAACATAATTGTACTGAAAAGTTGTTGGTAAATCAACAGAGCAACTTTATGAGTTTCTTTAACTGTTTGAGTATGCGTTTTAACCCTTACTATGATGTAGGTCCTACAATGACTGAACAGGTAGTAGATGAGTTAGGTTTTGGGTCAGCATACAAAGGAACACACAAAGTATGGACTTTTGAGTTTAACTTAGAAACAGTAGTTGCAGGTATTGATGAAGCAACACTTATTAATGACTTTGATCTTATACCTATGATTCCTGGACTTACAGAATCAATTACGATAAATAATAATGTGTTCAAAACAAAAGATAACGAAGAGCGTAATATCTTGTTTATATTACCTGATAATGAGCACGAACAATAGAATAAATATCATTATAGAATAGGCAACTTTACATCACAATTAGGCATCCATAAATCATAATTAGGCCAACTAACGAGTTTACTAATTTGCCCTGGAGCAGGGTACAATGGAGAGATTAAAGATGGCAAAAGCCACAAGTTTAGAAAAAGAAAATTTAGAAGCACACGTTGATCTTTGTGCCCAAAGGTACGAAGTGTTAGAAAGCCGCCTCTCTAAAATTGAACAAAAAGTAGAACACATCCACTCAGATATCCAACACGGAAACAAATCAATGATCAAAGTAGTTATAGGTGCCGCAGGTACTATTGTTGCAGGACTACTATCCACTATCATTGTTATTCTTATCAACTTCAATTAAACATTTTAAACACTAAATACAAGTACTATGTTAGTACAAGAGATAACCTTACCTCTGGAAGAGAAACAAATTTGGGCAAGATCTGGTAAAAAGGTCGTGCGTAAGTATCGTTGCACTTCAGGACAACGTAAGGGACGTATTGTATCTCGCATAGGTCAATGCTTTGCCGCACCTAATATTAAAGCAAAGATAAGATTGAAAAAAACAAGAGCAAGATTAGGTGCAAGAATGGCACGTAAGGCTCGTAGAACAAAAAGAGTAAATCCTGCAAGTATAAGGGTTCAACAGTTGAACAAAGCGGCACAGGGTAAAAGAGTAAAGATTAGTAGAAGACGATGAGAGTATCAGAATTATTAACAGAAGGTGCTTTACAAATTATGGGCCGCAAAGGCAACAAACTTGTTCGCAAGTATCGTTGTACATCAGGCTCACGTAAAGGAAGAATTGTAGCATCACCTGATACTTGTAATAAACCGAAAAGAATTAAAAGTAGTATTAACATTAAAAAGGCAAAAGCAAGAAGAAGCAGTGCAATAAAAGTTGCATCTGCAAGAACAAAAAGAGCAAGAGGAACTACACAACGTCTAACAAGAATTAACAAATCAGGTAGACGTAACTTGCGTAATATTAAACCAAGAACACGTAGTAGAAAGAGGAAACGTTAATGAAATACAATGAGTTTCAATTAAAAGAAGAAGACTTGAGATTAAAATTAAAAGAACGTTATCCGCATCTAACTGAAGAACAGTTAGACGAAATACTACCTGCACTTGGAGTAGTGGCAGGACGAATCGGAGCAGGTGCGGCCAAGATGGGTGCAAAGGCTGTCGGTGCCGGAGTTAAAGCCGCTGGTAGAGTAGGCGCACAAATGGGTAAGGCAGTTGCCAAAGGTGCGGCCAACATGGCCAAAGGAGCCGCCAACATGGCTAAAGGTGCGGCAACTAATATGGCAAATAAAGCAATGGCCAAAGTTGCTGACAAAGCCGTTGGCAAAATGGCACAACAAGTATTAAAGCCTGGAGCAACTCTTCCAATGCCAGATCAACAAGGCAAAGAACAAGAGTTTGAGATTGATACAGTTAAGGGACAAGAAATTACATTGAAAAATCCCAAACCAAAACCGGGCGAGCCAATCAAAACAGTTCATAACAAAAAAGATTTAGAACCTATATTAAAGCAAATAGCGACAGGTATGTAAATGAAAATAAATGAACTACTAACCAAATTCACTATAGCACTAAGTAACGAAGAATCTAAAGTGTTAGAGAGCATGAAGGACAAAATTGCTCCTTTATATTCTTACCCACCAAGAGAACAATTCGTTATTGAAGGCCTTATACGTAAGGCACTTGTAAGTAAAGTAGTGAAGAATGGAACTGTTTTGGTGATGGCTAATGAAGAATACAAACCCTGAACTTATTAAAATCCTTGAAGATATAGTTGATGCAGAACTTAATGCTGTTCCGCTCCCTGTGGTTAAAGGAAATAGTATTCGTATAAAAAATGCTGTTGTAAGAAAGAACAAACACGGGTATCATGTTTTTGATTTAGCAGAAAAGGCTCATATAGGATATTCTCACAGTAAGTCTACTGCGTTAGCAATGGCTCATTGTGTAGCAACTAACCAAACAGAATCACTAAATAACATTAAATATTTGGATAATAAACTGAGCAAACACTACAATGATGCTGTTTTTTATAAGTATACTATAGAGCATACCAAGGACGATATTAAAAAAGATGCGGCTTTGATGCGTTTTGAGATAGCAATTGAAGAATGTTGGGCCATTAAAGACCAAATTGAAAACTACATATTTGATAAATAAATATAGTTAAAGGAACAGTATAATGAAAGTTAGTCAATTTACAAAACCAATTACAGCGAAACGCTTAAATGAGAGTCTCGAGCAACGTTTCGGAGAAACTATCAATGTTGATGCATTTTCCACAGAGCAACTTCAAGATGCTCGTAACAAATTGCGTACTAAATTAAGCGATATTGAAACTAACGAATCCTTTGATGCTGTAAACAATGATGAGTATCAGAAAACAAATATGTTCCTTAAAGTAATTAATCAGGCAATTGAAGAAAGAGCAAACATTGTTGAAGGCGATGTAGATACCGACGAAGCAATTACAGAAGGTGCTGAAGAAGCGGCAACACTTGTAATGGCGGCTAAAGATATGGTAGATAGAATTACAGGCTGGATGGAAGACACAGCAGAAATGCAAACAGAATCAATGCTCGAAATTGGCGATAAAATTCGAGACGAAATGGGCAGTGAACAATCAGAACAATTTATTGGCACAGTTAAGCCAGCACTTGAAACACTTTTCACAACATTAGAACAAACACGTGACGCACTAACAGGTGGCGTAGCCATCTTAACAGGCGAAGGTGCTCCAGAGACTATGGGCGATGAAGTACCAGCAGAAGAGCCAGAAATGGAACCAACAGTTGATGCAGATGCAGAAGCAGAGGCTCCAGCAGAAGGCGAAGATGAATTTGGCGCGGCGGCTCCTGCGGCTGGTGGCGAAGAGGAAGCCGGTAGAGAAAAACGTGAGTCAATCGAAAGAAGCAGAAGGCTTGGGTCAATCCTAAGTGATTCAAAAAAAAAGTAATTGAATCAGCATCACCCAATCTGCTGAAAATCTTAAATTTTCTTGTAAAAAACAAAAAGGCAACAGTGTCTTGGGACGAACTCAACAAGTACATGGATAACATGGGTGCTGAAGAATATAACCAAGACACATTTAAAGCCGCATACGATCAAGATCCACAAATCAAATCACTTGTATCAAGTTTTGATCCCGAAGGAGTAACACTTAAAGGTGGTGAAGAACCTCAGGCTCCTGCTCAAGACAACACAGTAGACAACATGGCTAAGTCAGCAACAGCCAATGCTATGTCACAATAAAATAAACACTTGACTTTTTTACGTAAGTACTGTATAGTGTACGTTATGAATGAAGGTCGAAATGATTCAAAACTATAAAGAAATTGGTGAGCAATGGATTTTGCACTCACACTATCCTCAATACAAAGAGTTCGAAGTACTATTCGATAAGATAATTGCGGACGATGAAAGCCAAGGCACCACAACAGTTGATGGTGAGCAAATTTATATTCCAAAAGACAATCATGAATATCAAAGAATCCAAGATAGATTTTTTGAATGGCTTGAAAAACAATTTGAGTTTAAAAACATTTATGATTTTAAATGCATTGAGTCTTGGATAATCTATTATCAAAAAGGTGGATACCAAGGACTTCATGTGCATCAAGGGGATATGAATAAGAATACTTTTAGTGCAGTAATACATTTAGATACTGTTCCTATTTTACATAACACAAGAAATAAGTTTAACGGAATGCTTTGGACACTCATGCCAGAACCAAGTGGCTTTCAACATCCTGATCATTTTGCAAGTGTCGAAGGCGGAGTTATCTGTCTCGACGGTAGAGTATGGCACGGAGTATACCCTACAGACAGTATTAGACGCACAGTAGTCTACGATATAGAATATAAAAGGAAATAATTTTGTCATTAATAACTAAACGATACCTGTATGAAGAAATCAAACGACAGCAAGTAGACGGCAAAAGACTGTATGCTTGTCCAGACGGCAATGCTGTTGCAAGTGTAACAACTATCTTAGATAAAACAAAAGATAAAACACATCTTATTGCATGGAAAAAACGTGTAGGCGAGCAGAAAGCACAAGAAATTGTAACTGAAGCCGCTGGTGTTGGAACACGTATGCACAAGTACCTTGAAGACTATATTGACACAGGTGAATGGCCTACTCCAGGAAGTAACCCATATTCGCAACAAGCACACAAAATGGCCGAGCAAGTTAGAGATAATGCTATGGTAGATGTAGACGAAATATGGGGCAGTGAAATCAACCTGTATCACCCTCAAATTTACGCAGGAACGACTGATCTTGTAGGAACATACAAAGGCCAGCCGGCTATCATGGACTTTAAACAAACTAATAAACCTAAGAAAAAAGAATGGGTTGAAGATTACTATCTACAACTTGTAGCCTATGCTCTTGCACACAACGAAGTGTATGGTACTGATATTAAAGAAGGCCATGTGTTTATGTGTAGTAGAGACCTGCAATATCAACAGTTTGACCTTACACCAGACGAATTTAAACATTGGGAATCTAAATGGTGGGATAGAGTGTATCAGTATTACGACAAATTCGCATAAATAGTTGTAATAAGGAGTAAACAGTGGCAGTCGTACAAATATCACGTATACAAATTCGTAGAGGACGTAAGAATACAGGATCAGGTATTCCGCAATTAGCAGGCGGAGAACTTGGTTGGGCAGTTGATGCACAAGAACTATTCATTGGTAATGGTGCAGTTTCAGAAGGTTCGCCTGCTGTTGGTAATACTAAAATTCTTACAGAAAATGATAACTTATTCACACTTGCAGATCAGTATACATACAAATCAAATACTACTATTCAAACAGGTGCTACAGTAAGTGGTCCAATCAAACGTACACTCCAAGATAGATTAGACGACATAGTTTCTATACGTGCTTTCGGTGGTACTGGTGACGGATCTGATCACACTGCTATTTTACAAAGAGCAATAGATCAACTATACATTAATACTGCTACTAAAGGTACATCAGCAAGTAGAGTTGTTTTACATATTGAAGCAGGTACATACTCTATTAATGATACAATTTATCTACCTCCTTTCACAAACATTGTGGGAGCAGGACAAGGTAAAACTATTATTAATCAAACAGTTGACAAGCCTATCTTTAAAACTGTAAACGATACAAGTACTCCGGGTTCATATGATAATGATGCAGGTACAACATCATTGAACCAAGCAAGAAACATTTCTTTAGAAGGCTTAACGCTTTCTCATTATACAAACGGATTTGTTGGTTTAAATCTTACAAACTGTAAAGACAGTTTGTTTAGAAACTTAGAACTATTATCAACTTGGACTTCAGGTAATACTGTTAACGCAGGAAACATTGCTATTCAACTATCTAACCTAAGTACAGTAGTAGGTTGTTTTAACAACAAGTTTGAAAATGTTAAAATTCAAGGTTGGGGTTATGGAATCAAATCAGACTTTGACATTTACGAAAACAGATGGTCACAGTGTTTATTTGATACTTTAGGTTATGCTGTTCACTTTGGAGAGAACACTGTAATAGGTAACGTCGGCCAAAGTACAGGACCTGAAAGAAATACTTTTAATCATTGTAATTTTAATAACATTGATAAAAATGCAATTATTTTCCAAACAGGACACTACAACGAAAGTTCAAACAACAAATTTTATGCTGTTGGAAACAATGGCGGTACAAGTTCAGCGGCGGCTTATACAATTATTAAATCAGATGTTGATCAAAACCTAAGTGTTAATGATTGGTTTAGCAGAACAAATGACTTACAGAATGACGTTGCGTTTAATAACGTTGCCTACATTTCAGAGATTGAAGGCCCATTAGTAAGTGAATATGTTTACACAAATCAATTAAACACAGGACAACAAAATACATTTACAACTATTTTTAACTTACCAGGCGACTTCACAAGAACATATCAAATCGAATATGTTTACAAAAGTAATCAAGTTGATGCAATGCGAAAAGGTGTTTTAGAAGTTATTGTTAATAAAACAACAGATACAGTAACATACTCAGACACTTATGATTATAACGGCGAACTAAGTTTTTCGGAAGTATTAGAACTTAAGGCACAACTGTTTGATTTGAACACAGATACTGTTAATGATACTGTAGGAATCAGAATGAAAAATACTGTTACAAGTGAAGACGCAACCTTTTCATATAAAGTCAAAATTATAAATTAGTTCTAATGTTTTCAGAAGTATTTGAAGATAGATTACGATCCTGGCGTCAATTCAGAGAACGCCTTAATGTTGCTGACAATCCTTTTGACGAAGTAATAATGTATTACAGTAAAGCACCTCGTATCCATAATAAAGGAATAGATATGTGGAACCAACAAACTTGGTTGGACCCATGGCAATTAATTAAAGAAAACGGTTACACAGACACTTGCATTATTTGCGGAATCTGTTATACTTTGCAATTAACTGAAAGGTTTTCTAAGAGTGATTTCGAGATACATATTAGTACAGATAACGAAACAAGCGAAACCTTTTTACTTTTGGCTGTTGATGACACTGTTATACAACCGCAGGAAGGTCGTTATATGAATAGGAATGCTGTACCAAACAACTGGATTTCACAAAAGATTTACCAGATGCCAGCAATCCACTAAATATTTTTTGTAATTTAAAGGAAGTCAAGAATGTCAAACGGAACAGGTATTAATATTGTAAAAAGAGATGGCACAAGTGAGCCATTAGACGTCAACAAAATCCATAAAGTAGTAGAATTTGCTTGTGAAAACTTAACAGGTGTGAGTGCATCACAAGTTGAAATGTCATCACACATTCAGTTTTATGATGGTATGACATCAAGAGAGATTCAAGATATTATGATCAAATCTGCAAACGATTTGATTACACTTGAAAATCCAAACTACCAATATGTTGCGGCAAGACTTTTACTTTATGCAACATACAAAGATGTCTACGGAGAGTTTAAAGGAAAGAGTTTAATAGAAATGATTAAACTTAACATTGAACGAGGCGTTTATGATGCAGATATTCTTAACAACTATTCCGAAGATGAGATTGACCAACTTGACAAATATATTAAACGTAACCGCGATGAAAATTTTACATACGCAGGACTAAGACAAATTGTAGACAAGTACCTATGCCAAGACAGAAGTACAGGTCAACTGTTTGAAACTCCACAACATATGTATATGATGATTGCGGCAACACTATTCGCAAACTATCCTAAAGAAGATAGACTGTATTATGTAAGGAGATACTATGACGCGACCTCGCTTTTTAAACTCAATATCCCTACACCCGTTATGGCTGGTGTACGAACTCCTATTCGTCAGTTTGCTTCTTGTGTTCTTGTTGATAGCGATGATACTCTCAATTCCATTTTTAGCAGTGACATGGCTATTGGACGTTATACTGCCCAGAGAGCAGGTATCGGAATTAACTCTGGTAGAATCAGAGCGATTAACTCAAAAATCAGAGGCGGAGAAGTAGCACACACAGGTATCATTCCGTTCCTAAAGAAATTTGAAAGTACTGTTAGATGTTGTACACAAAATGGTGTACGTGGAGGTAGTGCTACAGTTCATTTCCCACTTTGGCACTATGAAATTCAAGACGTCCTTGTGTTAAAAAATAACAAAGGAACAGAAGACAATCGTGTACGCAAATTAGATTATTCAATTCAACTTAACAAATTAATGTATGAGAGATTATTATCCGACGGCGATATAACTCTTTTCTCGCCACATGAAGTGGAAGACCTTTATGAAGCGTTTTATGCAGATCAAGACAAGTTTGAAAAATTATATAAGCAGTATGAAAAAGATGTAACAAAAAGAAAACGTTCTGTAAAAGCAATGGACCTTTTCTCATCATTACTAAAAGAACGTGCTGAAACAGGACGTATCTACTTAATGAATGTAGACCATGCAAACACACACAGTTCGTTTAAAGACACAGTTTACATGAGCAATCTTTGCCAAGAAATCACATTGCCTACAAAACCATTACAGCACATTGATGACGAAGAAGGCGAGATTGCTTTATGTATTCTTTCTGCTGTTAACGTAGGACTTTTAAAAGAACTAACAGATCTTGAAGAACTATGTGATTTGGCAGTAAGAGCATTAGACGAAATTATTGATTATCAAAAGTATCCAGTATTGGCCGCAGAGAAATCTACAAAGGCTCGACGTTCATTAGGTATTGGCTATATCGGATTAGCACATTACTTGGCACGTCAAGGTGTTAAATACAACGATAAGAAAGCACTTACTAAAGTGCATGAACTCACAGAAGCATTTCAATATTACTTGTTAACTGCTTCTAATAATCTTGCAGAAGAAAAAGGAAAATGTGAATACTTCGAAAGAACAAAGTATGCAGATGGTATTTTACCAATCGACACATACAAAAAAGATTTAGACGAAGTATGTAATATTAAATTAAAGTATGATTGGGAGAGTCTTAGACAGTCTATTCGAGAACACGGCTTACGGCACTCAACACTGTCCGCACAGATGCCATCGGAGAGCAGTTCCATTGTGTCGAACGCGACAAACGGAATTGAACCACCACGTGGATTCTTGTCCGTTAAGAAGTCGAAGAAAGGGCCTCTTAAGCAGATTGTTCCGCAGTATCAAACGCTAAAGAATAACTATACGCTACTTTGGGATATGCCCGGCAACGAAGGTTATATTAATATTGTTGCTGTTATGCAAAAATTCTTTGATCAAGCCATTAGCGGTAACTGGTCATATAATCCTTTACAGTATGAAGATAATGAAGTTCCAATGAGTGTTATGTTTAAAGACTTGTTGAACACATACAAGTATGGTTGGAAAACTTCTTACTATCAAAACACCTACGATTTTAAAGGTGCTGATGACGTAGAAGAACCAAAAGAAGAGATAAGTACTCCACTTATCCAAGAACAAGCAACTGGGAAAAACGAAGAAGAAGTTTGTGATAGTTGTGCAATTTAGTTCTTGACAAGGGCGTAAACATAGTATATTATAGTATAAAAGTTAGAGGAACAGGAACAACTATCAATGGCGAAAACAGTTTTTAACAAGAATAAAGTGGACTTCACTAAACAGTTTATGTTTTTTGGAGAAGATCAAAATACTCAAAGATATGATACATTTAGATATCCAGAGTATGATAAACTTAACCAAACTATGCTTGGTTATTTTTGGAGACCAGAAGAAGTATCGCTACAAAAAGACAGAAGCGATTATGCAGAATTTCGACCTGAACAAAAACACATCTTTACCTCTAATCTAAAATATCAAACACTATTAGATAGTGTACAAGGCCGCGGACCTTGTTTGGCTTTCTTACCTTACTGTTCTAACCCAGAATTAGAAAGTTGTATTGTTGCATGGGATTTCTTTGAAACTATTCACTCACGTTCTTATACACATATTGTAAAAAATGTTTATGCTAATCCAAGTGAAGTATTTGATACTATCCTTGATGATGATAGAATTATTGAACGTGCAATTAGTGTAACAAAAGAATATGATAACTTTTATGACATTGCTAACAATTACTTTAATAAAGGTAAAGGCAACATATATGAAGTAAAGAAAGCATTGTATAAAGCAATGATGACAGTAAACATTCTTGAAGGTTTACGTTTCTATGTATCATTCGCTTGTACATTTGCATTTGGAGAATTAAAACTAATGGAAGGATCTGCAAAGATCATTTCATTGATTGCACGTGATGAAGCAACACACCTAAACTTATCTACACACATTCTTAAACACTGGGCAAAAGGTGATGACGATCCAGACTTTGTTAAGATTGCAAAAGAGTGTGAAGAAGAAGTTTATGAAATGTGGCGTAACTGTGTTGAGGAAGAAAAGCGTTGGGCCGATTATCTATTTAAAGACGGATCGATTATTGGACTAAATGAAAACTTACTTCATGCATATGTAGAATTCATTGCCAACAAGAGATTGAAGGCACTTGGACTTAAGACGATTTATGATCGTCCACTTAATACTAACCCACTACCTTGGACACAGCATTGGTTAAGTTCAGCAGGCTTGCAGGTTGCACCGCAAGAGACTGAAGTCGAGTCTTACATTATTGGCGGTGTCAAACAAGATGTAGAAAAAGATACATTTAAAGGATTTAAACTATGAGAACAGTAGTATATTCAAAACCAATGTGTTCATTTTGTGATAAAGCAAAACACATATTAAATAATTTGGATGTCAAATATGAATCAATTCAAGTTGGTACAGACATTTCTGTACAACAATTAACAGAAGAATTTGAAGCAAACGGACTACCAGCGCCAAGATCTGTACCGCAAATCATACTTAACGGTAAGTACATTGGAGGATATAATGAACTTGTTAAGTACATTGAAGATACAGGATTTAACGGAACAGGACATACAATATAAATGTTAGTCGAAACACCTTATAAAAAAGGAGACACCGTCTCAATTAAACTTACTTCAGGTGAGGAAATTGTAACTCGTGTTGAAGAAGAAAAAGACGACAGTTGGATAGTTCACAAACCATTAACATTAATGCAAGGACCAAATGGTATAGTATTAGGACAATGGTTAATGACCGGTGATCCGTTACAAAATCTTTCTATCCCAAAAAGAAGTGTTGTAGTTATTACACACACTTTAAAAGACCATGCAAAAAAGTATATTGAAGCAACGACAGGAATCAAAACACTATGAGTAACAAATTAATTTTAGTTGATGTTGACGGCGTTCTCTTAGACTGGAAAAATGGATTTTTACAGTTTATGGCAATTGAAGGTATTGTTGAAAAAGACACGACCAAATACAATGTATGGGAATGGATGGAAACACTTGACAAAAAACCAATCGATGAGGAGAAGGGAAGATTCATGATAGAATATTTTAATCGTTCTGCATGGATGTGCTTCTTAGATCCTTTCAGAGATTCGGTGCAGGTAGTAAAAGATCTTAAACAAAAAGGCTATGAGTTTAAGGCTATTACATCTATGCATAAGGATAAGCCAGCACAAGCACTCCGCAAAATGAATATTGCAGATGTCTTTGGAGAAGGCACTATATCCGATATAACCTTTTTACCAACAGGTGCAGATAAACGTGAAGCACTTGCAAAGTATGAAGGTTCAGGGGCCTGGTGGGTAGAGGATAAAGTTGAAAACGCTAAAGTCGGAAAAGACTTAGGTTTGAAACCAATTATTATTGAACATGATTATAACAAAAATGATTATGTTCATGACATCCCAACTGCTAAATTCTGGAGCACTGTTTATAAACACATTACAGGAGAACGATATGTCTACAATTCATGAGCAAATTATTGCTGAATATGAAAGTTACTTGAAAGAAGCAGAAGCATTTGATACAAAGAATGTGAAAGCGGCCGCGGCAAGAGCAAGAAAAGCCTTAGGTAATATTGGCAAACTTGCAAAACAAAGAAGAGCGGAAATCCAAGAGAAGAAAAACTCTCTATAATCTCAAGAAGTAAGGATAACAGCACAGTTTAATTCTGTGCTGTTCTCTTGCTAAATAACCCAAAAACTAATAAATAGTTGTATAGAGGGTAAACATCACAATATGCATAATGGAAAATTAAAATGGTATAATCCTGTAAAAGGGTTTGGATTTATTACTCCTGACTCAGAGGGTTCTGCCGACATCTTTGTACATATATCGGAACTTAAAAAAGCAGGGATTCAAGAAGATCATATTATGGAAGGTATGGAACTAACATATGACGAACTTGATTTTCGAGGCAAAAAAGTAGCCGGAAACATTCACAAGAAATAAATCAATCAATAAGTATCAATATGAAGTGTGAACAAGGTGACCTTGCTCATATAGTCTTTTCTATTCGTCCTGAAAACATAGGTAGGATAGTTAAGGTTAAAGAGTATATTGGTAAATTTAATGCTGGAGAACAATTTCAGTTTAGAGGAATGCCTTGCCAGTGTGCAGTTACTGATCATTTTTGGTGGATAGAAGCAGATGATATTAATACACTGCTTGGCCCAAGTCCACAAGCCTACATTGCTGATAGTTGGCTCGAACCAATTAGGCAACCAAAATCCAAAGAAAAAACTAAAAAAGAAGTTGACATCACCGTATAAAGGTGTTATAAATAAAGGGTAACGTTGAAGCGTGGCGACGACGAGCAGGACCCGGGTGCGATTCCCGGCACCTCCACCAATCACTTAAAACACACTCTAAGAGTGTGCTTTGAGGGGGTGATGTAGGATCGACTGGCGAAATAGGCATTGTGGAGTTACCGGTAGGCGATGACCGTAAATCAAGCAAAACAACAAACGCAAACGAAAACTTTGCACTTGCGGCTTAGTGTAAACTAAACTGACGGGGTTGGCAACTTACCTGGCAACAGAAAAGTTGCTCTTAGTTGCAATATCATTAGAGAAGGACAATCAAATGCAGTTTTATGCCGGAATGGTGTAGTGGTAACACGACGGTCTCCAAAACCGCAGACTGAGGTTCAATTCCTTGTTCCGGTGCCACTTTTAAAACTGCACTCTAAGAGTGCAATATAACTAATAAAGAAGACACGATGACCGTGTCTTTTTTATTCGAATAAAATAAGGAAAAATATAATAATGAAAAAACTAACATTTATGTTGGCTTTGTTTTTTGGTTTTGCGACAGTATCACTTGCTGGCGAATCAGGAGCCGACAAAAGTCTTGAAAGTAGAGTAGAGGCTTTAGAAAATAATATTCCTAATTTACCAAATGGACTTTTTATTAATGGTGAAGTAGAAGGTTATTACAACGATAAAACTTACGATTCAGGATGGGATTCGAGAGGCGAATTACAAGTAGGTATTTCAACTGAGATTCCTGAAACTCTATCAGTTGATTGGGTAGGTGCATCAATGACTTATGATACACACTATTCATTAGATACATCATTAAACAATACTGTACAAGAAAAACAACTTGGATTTGGTAATGACTATGCAAGATGGTACATTGGTGAAACTGATGCACAGAGAATGGGTTTTGCAAAAACTCCTAAGATTTCTGTTCCACTAATTTATACAGAAACAAACTACAGAATTGATCACAGAGAAAAAACTGTGTTAGCATTTGGTGGTTGGCAGTTTGATAACGAATTTGATTTTGACTCTCATAGACTAAAGAAAGAAACACCATGGGGTGTATCATTAGGTTATGATAATGACGGCAATGTATTTTATGGTACAGCAACAGTTGATATTGGATTTGCAGAAGTGTCATATATGCGTATCACAGGACCTGAAGAAACAACTAAAGGTGACCAAGAAGGTTATTCTGTAGGAGGATCATTACACAGATTTGGCGTTCCAATGCTTTGGGGTGTTGAACTATGGGATGATAAGAACACAGGAACTTATACAAAAGATGATCGTTTAGACTATGGTGTAATGTATAATGTAACTAAATCAACATACGTTACAGCACATAGAACCGAAAACGATGATTTAGGATATGACGGAAATTATTATGGTATTGTTCACAATATCGTAACAAATTATGATCCATCTAAACGACCTGACAAACAGGATGGTTTAGAAATTGGTTTGTACTTACATGATAAAGAACAAACTAATGTATATACTGGTGCTCAAACAGATCACGGACAGCAGATCTTAGGTAGCATTAGATATAAATTTTAGTCTTGACTTTTAATGCAACTTGTAGTATTATACAAGTATGAGCATTAAAAATAAGATTAAATTAAGAATGGATAAACTCGAGCATATGATGGACTCAAATCATCACTTAACAAAAGCAGATGAAGTTTCCGATCATATCTCGAGTATTTCCAAATTTTGGAGTGTACTGTCTGAAGAAGATAAAGATTATATTGAAGGTGCTCGGTACGCTTTAGAAGAAAAGAGAGTATGGAATGAGAATTCATAATCTTAACAGTCCTTTCCCACATACTATAATTTACGACTATTATAGTCCTCGAGAAGCAAGTCTCATATTACAAGAACTACAATCCCTTCGTACTCATATGAAAGATAAAACTGAAACAGGGGATCCAAGAAGTAATAATATGGTCGGACTAAGTCTTGACTGGCATTATCAATCAGATAGAACACAAAGTCATATATTAAATTTTAATAGACAAATTTTTAATATTACAGATAAACTTAAAGAAAATAAGTTTATGACTTATTTAGATATGGTGAACGAAGATTTAACTCAAGTAAACTACTATCCAGATGGTAGCGAATACTTACATCATGCCGATCATGCTGTCATTAGTGCAGTAACAACATTTTGGGAATCACCAAAAACATTTTCCGGTGGTAAGTTATACTTCACAGAATATGACTATTCACCATATATGGAAAACAACACGATTGTCCTTTTTCCAAGTTTTGAGCAACACGAGGTTCAAAAAGTCCAAGGACATGGCAGATACAGCGTTAACCAATTTTATTTTATCAACCGATAAAGGTTGACATTTACCCCTAAAGATAGTAAAGTTATAATTAACAACTTAACAGATAGGTGATATTATGACAATGCATTTGGTAAGAGGTATGACAACTATCAATACCAAAAAGCGTAAACGTAAAGTTACACAAGCCAAATTGGCTCGTTGGACAGAAGACTTGCGTTTGCATAATAAACAAATGAAACGTCTTGGTATGAAAGATCATATTATGACTATTGATCAATACATAGATTACGTTCACGGACAGTACAAACCTAAACGTAAAACTGAAACAGTTATGTCAACACCATGGCATTATAGTGGTCCACCAGTAGTTAGAGAAACACCACACATTCCAAGTCTTACATCAACTGCAAGTTTTTCTCCAGCGACTAAGAAAGAACCTATGCAGTACACAGGTGAACGTAGACTTGTAGGTATTGCTACAATGCACAAAAGTAATATGGTTCCTATCTTTGCAGATGACGACGATATAACAGGCAAGAAACAGGCAACAGAAATAGCAACAATGCGAAGGAACTAAATGCTAAGATTAATTAAGAAAGGTTGGTTGTATATTCCTAAAACAACAAGACTTTATTTAAAAGTATTTTTATTGGTAACAACAGTATCAGCAATTACTTTTGGAACAGGAACGTTTCATCCTAATAAATGGACTGTGGGTACAATAACAAAAGCCGCCGAAGATAAAATGGTTAAAGATTGGGATTCATTTGGATTCCTACAACCAAGTATTGAATACACAAACGATCTTGAATTTATACAAGCAGTTGGCAGATGTATAGACTACTTAAATTTACATAGACCACATTCGGACAGAGTTCACAAGTACATTATCATATCAATGGCTGTATTGGAAACAGGTTACGGTAAAAGTAGATTTGCTCACGAAGCAAATAACTTATTTGGTATTAGAACCTGGGATCCAAAAGTTCCACAACTTAAACCTTTAGAAAATCCTGATGCAGAATTTGGTGTAAAAAAATATAAAACCAAATGTGATAGTGTCCAAGATATGGTAGACATTATTAATAGACATTCTGCTTATGAAGACTTTAGGGTTGAAAGAGCAGAGCAACTTGAATCTGGTGTAATTGATTTAAACAAACAAATTGATTTATTAAACAAATGGAGTACTAATCCAGACTATACAGAATTGGTTAAGAGAAAGAACAAAATAATCAAATCAATTTTAGAAGAGAAATTGGCAAAATAGTTCTTGACTTATGATCAATTTTTGTATATACTGTTTTTGTAATGAATAGGCTAAGGAGGCTAAACACTATGAAAGGCGTACTAAAACTTGTAACTGTAGGTTCATTGTTGGCACTATTAGGTGCTTGTAGTTCAATGACTACTGTTGCTGAAAGAGAAACTTATGCACAACCTAAATGGTATGCTAAGTGTAAAGATGCTGGAACCGAAGGTTGGTTCTGGTGGACAAAAGACTATGCATATGCTTGTGGTGCCGGCGAGAGTATTTACGCACAGGCGGCTGAAGAGCAGATGTATGCAATCGCAATGAATAACTTTGCGAAACGTATTAACAGTAAAGTCAACAGTGAAACTAAAATTACATTTAATAATGATGTAAAAGACACATATACTAAAATATCATATGTAGTTGATAATACTGTAATCAGAGAGCATCTAAACAAAGAAAGTGGTCACTTTACAATGGGTGGCAAACACTATACATTCGTTAGGTTAAAAATGCCTAAAGAAGTATTTGATGCATTGATCAACGAGGCTAAGACACAGAATCAGGAGCAGTAACATGAGGTCTCTTGTGTTACTTGCTCTAAGTGTTGTGTTTTTAGGTGCTTGTAGTTCTACGGTTCCGAAGGCACAATTAGCAGATCAATCTCAGTATTGTTACACAGATCAAAAAATCGTAAACAAAGATAACGAACAGGTTAGTAGTGAAACTGTATTAACTTGTTCCGATAGGCTTGATCTGAATAACAGTATGATTGTTAAGAGCGGTATTGCAGATACTTGTAGAGAGTATTGGTATAATGTACATATTAATGGTCAACTACGATATAAGAAAGGTTATATCTGTAGGAAACTTGATATAAATGGAGAGCACGGTGGTTGGGAGATTGTTAATCCTAAGTTTATGCATTAGTCTTTTAGGAGGCTGTGCATCAAATAAGGAAACATATATAAGCAGTAGTGTAGGCAGTAGTGCTAACAACTCTTATCAACCTACCAACAGTTATGTAAATCTTGTTGCAAATTTCTTTAGTTGGAAAATGCACAAACTTCCAAACGAAGATCAGTTAAAACAAGAACAAGCAGTTTTCTTTGCATTAAATAACAGTACAGAGGGTGATGTTGTCGAATGGTTTGGCAACGATAACAATAGTCATGGTAAAGTTATGATAGCAATGACATATCCGCAAGGTGGTGGGTATTGTAGAGTAGTTTTATCGCAAATTAATTACAAAGATAAAACAAGAGACTTTAAAGAAACCGCCTGTCGTAATGGTCCAGATAATAGGTGGCGGTTTGTTAGATAAAGTAGTATTTTTTATTAGAAACAAACCAAGGTAAATATTATGTTAGGAAATAGTATGTTTTTTGGATTAATTACATTTTTGACTGCTATCACTATTTCGGGTGTAGCAATTTATTATAGTGTTGCTGGTTTAGCGGCTATATTCGCCGCGGCTGTTATACCTATTATTGTAATGGGTGTATCATTAGAGATTGGTAAACTTGTTACCGCAGTATGGTTGCATAGGAACTGGAACAAAGCAGTATGGTGGATGCGTACATATCTATCCGTTGCAGTTATTATTCTTATGTTTATTACATCAATGGGTATCTTTGGATTCCTTTCTAAAGCACACATTGAACAAACATCAATGAGCCAAGAGCAGGTTGCTCTCATTGATACACTAAACGACAAAGAAACAAGAGCACAAGGTAAAATTGAACGCTGGCGTAGTGAACTTGATCGTTTATTAAAAGGCGAAGACGTTCGTGTAGACAGCCTTATTGAAAAAGAACAAGAAGGTTTAGATAAAATTTATGCTCGTATCAAGCAGGAAAAAGATGGATATAGAGCAGATGCAACTTCTAAAGTTGAACAACAACAATTAAGAATTA